CTCGCCTTTAGTGATGACAATGGTGTAACCTGGTCTGAAGAGTTTGATCTGCCGCTGACCGATGTGAGCACTCAAACGCTCCTATGGCCAGCTCTCGGGTCTTATTCTGCCCCTGGTCGTGTGTTCCGTTTCACCGACTACTCCGGCCCCATCCGCCTCGATGGTGTCGACGCTGTGCTGACAGAAGGCAGTGGTGCTGATAGCGGAATCGCGCAAGATGGACAACCGCACTAATGACTGTTGAAGACCTCGGCCCCCTAGACTGGCGGATTGCCATTGTCGATAAGACAGGCAGACCCACGCCAGAGTTCCAGCGTAGATGGGCTATTCAGCGCAATAACAATGCGTTGATTAACTCCATCACGTTTGGAGCGGGTGTGCCTACGTCTACAGACCCGGCTGATGGTTCTGAGTATGTGAATACTGCAACTACCCCATACATTCTGTATGTGGCTAATGGTGGTACCTGGCATCAAGTGGGTGTAGATACCTTCCTGCAATTGGCCGATACTCCAAGTTCATACGCGGGTGCGGCTAACAAGTTCGTAGCCGTTAATCCCGGTGCCACTGGTCTAACGTTCGTAAACTCGCCCACCTCAAGCTCAGGTGGTGGTGGTATGATGCCACTCGACGGGGACGACGGAGAGATGGGTCCTCCTGGGCCTCCCGGTCCGCAAGGCCCCACTGGTCCTCAGGGTTCTACTGGTGCAACTGGTCCCAAAGGTCTCCAGGGGATCATGGGAATGGCGGGGTTGGATGGTGATGAGGGTCCTGAAGGAGCGTCTATTCCTGGTCCTAGAGGTCTTACTGGTACGTCTGGGGCTACTGGCCCTCAGGGTCCCGCTGGCTTTATGGGCTTTGATGGTAGTGATGGCGACGTGGGGGATCGTGGACCTCCTGGGCCTCAGGGTCTAACTGGTGCTCAGGGTGCAACGGGTCCTCAGGGTCCTATTGGCTTCGGTCTTGATGGTGCTGATGCTGACGACAGTTATGGCTATCAACCACTGATGGGTTTCCTGCCACTGACTGGTGGCATAATGACTGGTCCAATAACTACGCCAGACGGTACCAAGGCTGCTCCAGCAATCAACATAGGAGCCAATACTAATCCTGCTGGCTTCTACACAGACGGCACTAACCTATTCCTTACGATCAATGGTACCAACGGAACGGTTGGAGAATTATCAGCCCACTCTTGGTCTGTTGTGGCAACTGGACAAGCTTGTCAATATTATGGCCAACGCGCTGAAGCCACTCTAGGTACTAACTACACATGCTGTTCTATACTTGGACAAGGACCAAACTCGACTGGATCACTTCCAGCGAACACTTGGGCACAGATCGATCTTACCGCACGGGTTCCTACAGCTGGCTCTGAAGAGGGCGAGATCATCTTTAGGACATACCATGGTGGATCGCTGCAACCTGACTTTACTATTGATGCTGGTGTTCTGTATGCTGGCAACATTGCTGGTCAGCCTGTTGTGGACGCTCTAGGTGGTATCGTTGGTATTCTGGCATCCCCATACTCGTACATTGTCCCAGCCACCGGCTTTAGTCATGTGATCGGGAATGCAATCAATTTCTACATTATGAACCCCGCTGGGACTCTTGCTGCTGGTACCCTTACAATGCCAGCGGCTCCTGATGATGGGCAAGAGGTTTCTATCATAAGTTCACAGACGATCACCACACTAACGGTCAATGCCAACGCTGGGCAGACAATCCTAGGCGGAGGTCCTAACACTCTTCTCGCTAATGGTTACATTAGATGGAAATACGTGGCTTCTATCACAACTTGGTTTAGAGTAGGATAAACAATGGACCCAGATGTTCTTGCACAGATACAACGTGCTCTAGACTACATCTCACTTCTACAGAATCAACTGGCAGCGGCCAATGCACAGATCGTTACTCTTAACCAAGCAATAGCAAATCTTCAGGCAACTGGTCAATCCACCACCGACGCAACGGCAATCGCGACACTTCTGAACGGGGCTAATGTCCCCGCTTCAATTCAATAGGAGAACCTCATGGCTCAAAATAAACTCATCTCATTTGGTCCTGTGGCCCTTACTACGACCACGACCACGAATATCTTCAACCCACCTACCCTTACTGGTGGTACGGGTGTTCACGGTACCAGTACCAATACCTACTTCGTTCTTCGGCATCTTCGTGTCGTGAATAAGACTAACGTTGCCTGCAACTTTGCTTTGTGGCTTGGTGCTACTGGTGCCAATGCTGCTGGTACTGAAAGTATCGCAGGTGGTGCTGCGTCTGCTGGTGCTTTGACAACCAACACCGGTGTCACTGTAGCCGCTAACTCAGTCTTTGACTGGTATGGTGCTTTGCCGATTGAAGTTGCCGACTTCCTAGTTGGTGGTGCTCAGACGGCTACTGCTCTGACCATCGAGGGTGAGGGTGAACTCGGTATCCGTTAATCGGATCTTTGATGCAGTAAAGATTGCTGCGTCTATCAAACATTTTCTTGGTACTGAAGAACAAGTTGATGTCATTGAATGGCTTAGTGATTCATCTAATATTGTATTAGAAAATGATCGTGGTGACCTAGCAATCTTTGAGTATGGTCTTCCAACTAGGCGGATATACTCAGGTCACTACTTCTTCAAATCAAGAGGCCGGGCAGCTATTACAGCCGCACATGAGTTTCTTGACGTACTATTTAATTCATGTTATAATGTTAGTATACTCATGGGTATGGTTCCAATTGAACGTAAAGATGTCAAGTGGATGACCCGACAACTAGGATTTAAGTCCTACGGCTTAGAAGAAGCTAGAGGCAAACAATATGAACTCTTTATATTGACTCGGAAGGAATTCAATAATGAGTAGCCTCTTTGGTAGCGGGAGTAATGCTGCTGCTGGCGGTACTAGTCAGCTCAATCAAGCTTACCCCTATCTACAGGGTGCTCTCAGCGGCAATGTAAGTAATGGTTCTGGTGCTGGTAACCAGATCGCCGATATGCTTGGTCTTAATGGCGGACCTGCCCAGAACCAAGGTTTCTCCAACTGGCAGAACTCTACTGGTTATCAGTTTGGTCTGAACCAAGGTATGCAGTCCATCAATGGTAATGCAGCCACGAATGGCCTACTGAACTCTGGCGGTACTCTCAAGGCCCTAGATACTTACGGCCAGAACTATGCTAATACGCAGTATGGCAATTACACCAACCAACTCCAACAACTGCTGGGTGCTGGTAATCAGTCGGCTGGTATCATCGGCAGTGCTGGTGGTACGAGCACGTCTACCAACAATATGTTCGGATCCGGCGGTGTTCCCGCTGGCATTGGTCAACTGCTGCAGAAGTAAATCACATGGCTCTAGCAGACATTCTATCATCTCTACTTTCGGCCCCGCCCAGTGGGTCAACTGCATTTGGCCAGACAGCTGGGGCCATCGATCCTGGTCAGGCAACTGGTCCGGGTGCTCAATCGTCCACGCCCCTAAGCGAGCTTATCGTTCAGGGTAAAGCCGGTAAGGCTGGTGGTCCGTTGGCTCCTCCGCCGATTACTACGGGTCTTCCGAGCGCAACAATGATGCCTTCACCGCAGTCTCCGTCAATTGCATCAGCACCTGCAGACACTAGCACCCCTCAGGGTGCCACACCCAGCGGTATCAATTACAATAACAGTCAACAGGCCCAAGATGTTCAATCGGCTGTTGCTGGTGAACCTGCGCCGCAAGGCGGAATGGCTAACCCCGGCCTTTATGGCCTGCTCCCCCAGAACCTCCAACACGGTACTCTACGTAACGTCTTAGGGGCTCTGGGGGATGCCTTCCTTGTGTCTGGCGGGAAGGCACCTCAGTACGAACAGCATATGCAAGGTCAGGCTGAAGGTAATGCTATGGCCGGCGTGGACATCAATGATCCGCAATCTGTACAGGCAGCTGCCCAACGAATCGCTGCTACTGGTTACCCAGGTGCTCAAGAGATGGCCGATAAACTCACTCAACAGGGTGAGCAAGCTGCCCTTCGCAAGCAGTACATGGAATACAACCAGAGTTACCGTGAACAGATGGTTGGTGTGAGACAAGCTGCCCAACAAGCTCAGGCGGCTGCTGTTGCTGATCGTTACCGCCCTCAAGTTGGCGGTATGTTGTCTGGTGTTAAAGACGCAGCTACGTACAATACTAAGTATCAGAGTCTTGCACCCTTGGCCAAGCAACTTGGTGGCCCCGATGCTACTCCTGCGTCTGTATGGTCCATTCCCGAACCCGGTGCTTGGACCCCAGAACTGACTGATGGTTATGGTCAGACGGCCGGCCAACAATTGATGTCGACTGACCGTGGTCTTCAACGTGGACAATCTCAGACTAATGCAGAGATTGCTGCCGGTTCGCGTACAAGAGCGGCCGGCATCTCTGCTGGTGCTCACGTTGCCGGTGCTAACATCCAAGCCGGTGCTACTACTCAAGCGCGTGTTCGAGAGCTTCAACCATTGATCGACAGTGGTAAGGCTACACCCGGACAGCAGCAAGAGTGGGCGCACTACACACAGACTAGTCATGGTGGTGGTCGTGGTCTGGCTCCCGGTCTAACCCCTGGTGGTGCTCATGCTCCGCCGGCTGCCGCTGTAGCGATGCTACATGCTAACCCTGGATTGCGATCGGCCTTCGACGCTAAGTATGGAGCCGGTGCGTCCGTTAGAATTCTAGGACACTAATGGCAAATCCCTTCGATCAGTTTGATGCAGTTCAGCCACCTGCATCTACTGGTAACCCCTTCGATCAGTTCGATAGTCACACCCCCGCTGCTGCCCCTCAAAGGCCGGCTGGGGCGACGAACCCGTTTGACATGATTGGTCAGACGTTCCAAGACCTTACCGATCCCAATCACCCAAATCATGATCCCAACGCTATCGAGTCAACCCTGATTGGTGCGACGTACAGTAAGCCGATCCAATCCCTTCAAGCCAATTACCAGCAGGCTGTGAATACCGGTCTCTTCATGGAACCGGTGCGTGCGTCTATGGAAGCTCTTGGGGTTGGTCGTCAACAAGGTGAGTCTAATGCCAGTTTGCATGCACGCTATAATGGTGCGATTACTCAGGCTCGCCAGTCTGCCCAGCAACAGATGCAGAATAATACTGTCGGCTCTTATACCGACGGTAACCCATTTGATGCACTAGAACGTTTCAGTCAACAAGCTGTTAATACAGGAGCGGGCATTGTCGCAAACCCCCAATACTTCATGCTTCCTGGTATGGGTGTGGGCGGCAATATTGCTACCCGTGTGGCTACGGCTGGCCTTGGGAACGCCGCAGTTGGTGGTGTGTCTGATGCAGCGGCTCAGCTCATGGATATTGCTGAAGGTCAGAAGAAGAACTACGATGTCAATCAATCATTGCAAGCCACATTAACTTCTGGTCTATTCGGTGCTGCGCTACATGGAGCAGTTGAGGCTACTCCATTCGTAAAGAATCTTTACGCTAATCGTGGTATGGACACAACCCCTGGTGCCAATCCAACTGGTGGTACCATTCAGCCAATGACTGGTGATCATGTTGCTATGAATGCAGCCGATCACATGCAGTATCAACAACTTCTGCAAACGGGGAACGTCGATGACATCAAGCAATTCTTTCAAGGACGTCAAGGCCCTCAACCGTCTTGGACGGATGTCAATACTTGGGTTGAACATCGTGACAATCCGCCTGCGGCTACTAATGGTGTGGCTGGTGCTGATCCTAGCCGGATGCCAGATTTCAACTACCAAGATGAATATAACCAGCATGCAGAACAAACTTACCGTGACACCCAGCGTCAGGCCGTTCAAGACCACGTAGACAACATCACTAAGGGTTGGGCCAATGCGCCTGACGTGAATGTTGTTCATGGACCAGAGGATATTGCTGATCCTGCGGTTCGTGACTCCGTGCTCAAGGCTGACCCTCAGGGGAACGCTCTCGGTCTCTTTGGGTCTGATGGTCAAGTGCATATGTTCAGTGGTCGGATTACTGACCCGGACGTAGCGTCTGCCGTACTGTTCCACGAAGGTCTCGGGCACTACGGTCTAAGTCAACTGTTCGGCAATAAACTCAATCAGACGCTTGTGTCTATGGCTGACAGCAATGTCGGACAGTTCGGCAAGCTCGTTGAAGCACGTCAGGCTGCAAACCCGGGTGAAAGTCGTGCGCTGTCTGCTGAGGAAGTCCTCGCCGAGCAGTCGCAGAATGGCCAGATCAAACCATCTTGGCAACTAGCCCTTAACAGTGTTGTTCGTCGCTTCGGTCGCCGCATGGGGATGAAGTTGGACATGAACGACGCTGAGGTTCAGCATGTCTTGTCGATGGCTCACGATGCTGTTGTTAAGGGTAAGTCCGTCCAAGAGAACGGGTTCCGTGGTGCAACGCAAGACCCGAACAACAAGTTCATGTTCACTGGTCAAATGGCTACCGGATTTGACAAAGAACATCCTTCAGTATATACGGCGAAAGACGGTATCACTCGAAATGAGATAAGTGATAGAGAAGCTCGTCTCTATGAATCTCCGGGTGATACACTTGGATCTACTCTTCATCACCCTGAACTCTTTGAACAATATCCAGAACTTCACAGTCTACCTGTTGTCCATGAGTACAACCCTAATTCTAAGTTTGCTGGGGGTTATGATCCTCACAATCCGGAAACAGGAACTGGTGGTAAGATGTATCTCAATCGAGGTTCATTCTATCATAATATGGATCCACTCGGTGTAGTTCTGCATGAAACTCAACATGCCATCCAGGATATTGAAAAGTATCCTGACTTCGTTCGTGCGATGAAGTCTGGTGGTACAGGTCATGATCCTCTATACTCTTATGCTGACCATCCTTCTGAACAAGAAGCTCGGGCTGTTGAACAACGTATACGTATGCGTGAGGGTGCTCAAGAACGTTATCTGCCCAAGTTTATGCACACCGATCAACTCGGTCGTGAGATCACTGATCCCGAACACTTGGATGAGATTGATCGTCTGAAGGCTGATCCGCGTTATTGGCAGGACCCTGAATACCGAGCTAACGTCAATGAGATGGCTCGTGTACGTGCTACCCAGCAAGAGAATGGTGGCAATAAGTTCATGCGTTCTTCGGCGCTTAATGATGCATTCACAAAACTGCCGCCTGAATCTCAAGAAGAGTGGCGACAAGCCGGTATGCGCAGCCATCTCAGTGATTGGAATGTTGCAGTTAATCAATTTGATCGTCTGAGTAGATTTGTTGAAAACAATAAACACCTACTCGGGACTGACACGCATGCCATTCTGCAGGATTTCACGGAGCAGAACCACCCAATAGTGCAGGAACCTGCTGGGCGTAGGCTTATTCGTGCAATGAGTGATACTACGCGTGGACCGGATAATGCTGTTACGCAACTATTAACTAGGTTGAAAACTGACGAAATTGTCAAGCAACAACAAATGGATGCATTACACGAGGCTAAGACTCCGGGTGGTATTCTGGAGAATATGCCACGTCATCTCATTGATCATCTTGAAAAGAACATTGATGAAAATGGAGACCTTCCGCCTCGCCTAAGTATGAGCAATAAGTTCATTACTCGCGCCCAATTAGCTAGGTCTCGTGCTACCAAGACCAACTATGACATGGACGACCTTGAAGGCGTGGCTGCTCACGTTGAGGCTAACTATACGCCCAATGTGATGTCCCGCGACGAGGTGCGTACGGCTGCCATTGAGAACGGTATCAATCCGAATGATTTGAAGGGGCGTGATGTCGGTGAACTTGCTACACGCCTATCTAAAATCGGTTATGCTGCACGATACGCAGCTATTAAGGTTGGTGGTATTCTTGACCGGCTGGACACCCCGAACTGGAAGCCGGAAGATCACGTAAAGTTGGCCGAAGCAATTGCCCAGCGCAATGCACTTGTGTCGATGTTCAAGGGTGAAGGTAACGAACTTGGTCGTGCTCTGGCCACCGCTAAGGTGTTTAAGGAACTGACCAACGGACATCTGTCTGAGATCATGGACCGTCTGCGTGAAGAAGGTTCCGGTCTGGCTGCATTGGCCGACCCGACGAACCCAGAAGCTCTCAAGTTTGCCCGACAGTTGAAGCAAGCACTTCAGTCGAACAGCAACCCCAAGGGTGCTAATGCACTGATGCAGAATGTCGTCAAGCCGTACTGGGAGCAGTACCTCACCACGTTCCATATGAACGCAATGCTGTCTGCTCTGAGCACTCACGTCAAGGCCCCAGTAGACATGGCGACGGGTATCACCCGCGAAGTGCTTGAGAAGGCACTCAGCATTCCCGTGTCTAAAGCTCGACAGATGTATCAAGCCATGACCGGTAAGGTTGTGGAACCTGGTGTAGAAGTGGCTGAGTTGTTCAATCACATCCATGGTATCATGGCTGCTGTAACAGACATGGAAGTGTACCGTGCGGCTGCTCATGCACTACGGACGGGTGAGTCTTCCTTCGTGTCTAACGGACAACGTACACCAACCCAGTTCGCCAATCAGTTCGGTGCTATTTCAAACCCGAGACTCGGTAATACTACGTCTGTTGCCGGTAAGGCTGTTGGTCTATTGAATAAACCGACTGACCTTATCTCCGCACAAGATACTGTGTTCCGCTCTGTGGCCACCAATGCCCATCTACTGTCTATTGCTACGCGTGAAGCACGTCTACAGATGCCAGGTGGCACGACGTCTGACATCATGACTCTTGGTCGTCAGATCGCTCAGAATCCGCACCCCAGCATGCTGCGTGAAGCATTCAAGGAAGCTAATAGAACCTTGCTGTTGAATGACAACCCGTTGAATACATTGATCAACAAAGGTCGTATATATAAGCCAAATATGAACCCCTTCGAGCGTGGGTTGAACTTCTCCATTTCCAATCTTGCTCCGTTTATTCGTATTGAATCTAACGTTTTACTTGAGCGTGTAATTAATCGCTCACCGCTTGGTTTGTATCAATTGATGGACCCCAGATCGGATCTTCGTGCTGGTGGTGCCAAATCTGACATAGCGATGACCCGCATCATGTACGGTTCAGTTCTGATGGGTATGTACTGGATGCTGGCTGGCCAGAAGAACACCCCGCTAACAGGTGCTGGACCAGACAATGTAAACAAGTACAAAGAGAAGATTGCATCTGGTTGGCGTCCCGATGCTGTACATGAGAATGGTGGCTACAACACTGGCGGTCAACTTGGTATGTCTGTCAATCCTTTTGACGTGCATAACAAGACGGCTCAACTGGTTGCGTCCGCTCGACAGGCTTACGACGCTGGTATGTCTGCACAAGGGTGGGGCAATGCATTCAAGATGGGCTTGGGGTCCGTGTTGTCGAACCTTGCTGGTATGTCTTGGATTTCTGATATTCAGCCTGCAGTCGATGCGGCTAGGGCTCATGGCCAAGAAGGTCAGAGCACGGTCAACAGCTTCATAGGTCACGAAGCTGCGACATGGGTGCCCGGCGGTGTCCGTCAAGCCAGTCAGCTTGCAGACCCCGTTCAGCGGGACACCTCAGCCCCCGGCTCTATCAGTGGAACGGCGGCTAATGAGATACTGAATGAAACTCCATTCAGGAGTAATCTACCGATCAAGTATAGTGTCTATGGAGACCCACTTGCGGCTGGTACCAGCTTGACTGGTGTCCATACAATCGTTCCTGGCTTATCTGGCAATGGAACGACTGAGACGCAAGACCCCGCGGAACGTGAGCTTGATCGTCTATCTTCTATGACAACTAGCGCTATCGTTACACCTGTAACACATACTATTTCAGCAGACCCGGACGACAGTAGCCAAGGTAAGATTGCTCTTAAGCCTGCACAGATTGAAGAGTATCAACGACTGGCTGGTAAGTCCCTTGTGTACTATGTTCAGCAAGATCTAGACGATGGAAGCTGGGCAAAGATGACAGACGACCAACGAGTTGAAGAAGTTCGTTCAATCGAGACAGACAGTAAAAAAGCAGCAGCTCAGGCTATAAGGGAGCAGATCAAATGAGCCACTCAGGCTTTCTAACGTACCCAGCTACAGTAGTAACTTTTGCACTTACGGGGTTACATGTGAGTGATATTTGTATTATACTATCAACGATAGCAGCGATAGCTGGGGCCAGTAGTCAAGTGCTCAGTTATCTTCGGTCTAAGGAAAAGAAACCAAATGCAACTAGTTAAACCAAACTACAGTCAACGGTCACCGATCGTTAATGACAACAGCTTCGTGGACGGGCATCCCCCGCTTCCCACACCGACCCTTGGCTCGCCTCAAGCCAACTTCAACCCTGGTGGTAACTCGTCCCCGCTCCCGAATGGACCGCCGAAGTACGTACAGCCGAAGGGTAAGAGGCCGATGTCCAAGGGACTAACTAACAAACGTCTACCAATGAACAACATCTAAAGGAGAGAGAGAGATTATGGACTTCATTAAGTTCCTCGAAGAGCTGCTTGGCATTATCAAGCAAGCTGAACCAGTGGCGGCTGAGGTAGGTGGCATTGTAGCCGCTGTGGACCCTGCTGCAGCCCCGACCATTGCTGCCGTTAATGCAGTAGCTCCGCACGTTGTAGATGCCGTCACGGCCCTTGCTACGGTCGTGGAGACGGCGACTGCTAAGCCGGCAGCTTAACATGCTAGAGACTGAACCTTATGTGACCCCGCCGCTGGCTCCGGTCGACGTACCAATTGGTGCAGCGGCTGAACAAGCTGTCGTGGTGGTTGCAACACCTGATGAAGAACCTATTGCAGAAGATCCAGTAGATGGTTGAGACAACGCCGTATAAGACCCCACCTAATGCTCCCGTTGCTGTTGCAATTGGAGCAGCCACTAATACAACTGTTCATGAAGGTAGAAATACCAGTGTAGCCTTACTCGGAAAGCGAATAGGCGAAGACTAAAAGTAAAGGCCACCTAGGGAAATCCCCCGGGTGGCCTTTTTCTTTAGACTATTCGCAGATCAATCGCATCAACTGATTTGCATTCTTGGGTCCAAGACCACTGAGCAATACATTCAAAGTGTTGATATGGTTCAGACGATTTCACAAAACCCGCTTGCGCAGGCATACTCTTGTGAACCAGTGGTATTGTCATCAATTTCATACTTGGAGAGTTGACTCCAGTCGATTGACTTTGGCATCCTCGACATGAACTCATTGTACTCGGACTCGCTACACTCCTGATAAGGGGCTTGGCGATAGGTGTGCTCACTGTAAGGAAGGAAAGCAACGCCACTAAGAATATCGAAGTTAGCCCAGACCCAATTCGCGGTCTCAATCCATTCATCCTCTTTTACGTTGACTGTGATGGACGGTTTATGTTCGCACCAGTGTTCTTGGACATTAGCCCAGATCTTGAGATGTTCGATTGCGGATAGATCGTCTCTAACCATTGCCCCGGTTGGTGCAGCCTGAGGAAATGAGAAGACGACAGTGGATGTCGGTGCTGAGTGGTCCGGTTCGTTTGGCACTCCGCAATCTCGGAGGAATTGTGTGAGCGGATCTTTAATGTCCCCTCGTACAGTTCGAATATAGTAAGCGCTATGCCGAGGGTGAATGCCACTAGCACTGTCCACCAACTGGCTGACAGTACCCGAAGGTTTAACACAAGTGATAGCGACAGAAGACTGTATCCCAAGCTTTGCAGCGAGTTCTTTATTGCACTCAATTGCTACCTGCTTTAGATGCCGGAGCCACTCGCAACCCTCACCGTCACGCCCGAGTGTTGGGTGGTCGAGGATGCCTGTGAGAGACACGCCGAGTAGACGTTCCTCCTCAGTATTCTTCCGCCAGATATGTCGGAGATATTTAAGGTCAGTAAGAGTGGATTGAAAGGTCCCAAGAGTGGTGGCCAATCGCACCTTTCGTTCCAGGGCTCCCAGGTCATCCCCAGGTCGTACCACAACTTCGGTGAGATTGCAGAATTGATATGGTCTAAGAATGATTTCACTGCCTCACACATTGGGATTAGTCGGTATTAACCCAACGTGCGCTGGACTATCGCATACAGTTATGTGTGACCAATTTTTACCAGACTTAATCTGGCTGATCACAGTACATAATGTCTTCCTCGCTTAGTCTCTCACGCTGCACAGATTTCTCTTGCTTGCGCCCTGTCGCCGTACCTTCGGCTTCCAAGTCAATCAGAGGAAGTTTTGAATCCCCACTCAAAGCTTAGGGATTTGTTCCAAAATCGTCACAGGCTTCTCTTCGTCCATTTCGAGCAGCCTGTCGGTCACTCGCTTGGCGATTAAATATTCCTCGCTCGCCACTCTTACTGTCGTAAAGAGATTGCCACTCACGTAGGAATTCTCCGACGGATGGTCTTCCCATGTACACCGCAGAGTTGTTAGATAGTCCTCGTTGGGCATTGTTAGTCCACCATTCTCCATGTTTTGCATAGCGCATCGACTCATTGAATAGATCGCTAAGACTGATCATTGCCGATCGTCTGACACCACCAACGACGACGACCTCAGCAATCTTACACATTATATCATGGGATTCAAGGGGAGTAAGTTTCCGTCCTCGTCCCTTAACCAGAACTTCCGTAACATACTCAAAAAGTTCCTCAAGTGGTCCAGGTCCGCTAGCACGTCCTCCAAATGTAACAAGTCTAGCTCCAGCAGGTCGTACTCCACTTGTGTCCCATCTTGGAGTGTAACCTTGATAGAGGTAGGCAATGATTCGCCGGAGTGAACTAGCCCATCCCTCTTTACTATCTGGGACAACGACGATAGGCTGTTCTCCGTCGATAGCTTGCCCCACTTGGGGAAGACAATCGACGTACTTTTGTTCAACACTAAATCCTACTCCCGTTCCGCACATGAGGATCATCATAGCTTCATCAAAACTTCTAAGACTGTCTATGGGTAGATAAGCACAATTATACGCGGCTATATGATTCCTGGAAAGAGCAGGACCAGCAGTCATGAGGCAACGCATAGAGGGTACAAGATCTAGGTTAATTATAGCATTTCGTGCCTCATCAAATAATTTATAATCCTCAAAACTGTGTTGAGCTTTTATATGTTCGCACATCCATACGATATAACGATCAACCGTTTCTTCCCAGGTTTCTCGTCGACCTTCTGAATCGAGCCATCGAGCATACCGAGATGTATGAATAAATTTCGAGTAGTCATTCATCATCGTAGTCTATTTCCCGCTCCTGTTGTCGTTTCTTATTGGGTATTGTTCTTTCGCGGTACTTTGGTTGACGTAGGTCTTCCTTGTACATATCAAACTGAAAAGAGCGCCGGGCTTTCCGACGCTCCTTATCAGTGAACTTATTTAGTCCAACCATAGTTTAGCCTTCGATGGGTTCCTCAACTAGGTTCCATTCAACTAGATCAAGGAAGCGGGCAAGCCATAGTTCGGCTTGAGCACCTTTCGACTTCTCCCAACCGGGTAGGAGTGCAATAGCATCTGCATGGTCCATGATCCAATTCAGATCATCTCGAATAGCTACACGACGATTGAATAGACCAGAATCTTCAGCCGCTTTGATGTCACCAGTCTTGCTTTGCCAACTTACACCACTCGGATCACGTTCCCGGTCCTTGTCTGCTGGGTTGAAAACAATGTGACCGTGTGAGCGAAGATACTCGGCTGCAGCATCAAAGGCCGGGAAGTTAAAGTTCTCAATCCCACGCATGGGACCGCTTAGATAAACTTTCAAATCATTCCCGCCTTTTTAGCCTTATTGATCATGTACGATATGAAGATCTCAACAATCATCCGAATTGTATCTTCATCCTTGTCTTTACATTTAATAACCAAATCGGTTACAGCAGTAATAGCCTCTTGCTTGGCAGTCTCAATCTCAAGTTCGGTAGTCATTGCTTCTCCTGTAGGATTAGTTCGAGTTTCGCGAGGGCATTCCAGCCGGTGTGAGCAGCATGCAGAAGTCCAGAATCAGGGTCCAAGTCTTGGCCTTCTGCTTCGGCGAGCATGTGTCGTACCATTGCATCAGAGTATCGATTAAGGCCATCGGGGACGTGTCGCCACCCCGACCAAGCGTACTTAGTTGCTCCGAAAGCGCTGACGGAAGCCACTGCTTGAATTGCCCTTGGGAAGTAAGCAACTGCTCCACGGAAGACAGGAGCTTTTCCTGCGTCATATTTAACTGCGCCAGGTGGGCCTTGCGGGACATCACTCAACTCCGAACCTCAGGTTAGTTGGATCTTCAATCGGTACAAGTATCAAATCAAGTTCCGTCAAACTATCTTCAAAGTCCGCGCGAGGAATACCCCGGTCAGACAACCAATCGTACAAAGCCTCAATTGGGTCGTACATTACACTTTCTTCCGCGTTCCTGTTTGCCATCCACCGCAGTCCTGACATTGAAGTCGTTGAACCTTGAAGTACTTAGTACGCCTGAAGCCACGCATCTGAAGATGACTAGAACCACAAGCACCACAGTCTGATTTGTTGTCCCCTAGGTGCGGGTGATCTTGAATGAACGGTAGTACTCGATTATACAGACGGGTAGTAACCTTGACATCCTGTACACAATAACGTTCCATACGCTTCTGAGCATTGGTATTACCTTCCAAGACAGACCGCCAAAGACCGAAGCCCTCGTGCTTGAGCTTCTTACCGACACCGAGCAGAGGGCCGACAAAAGCCAGCTTGTTCATGTCCAGTCCAAATTGCTTGACCGTCTTGATTAGATCAATGGACGTAGGAGGGGGCGGCGGGACAAGACCAGATAGGATAAACTCGCCCCGAAGTTTGGGGAGATCAAATCGGTTACCGTTGTAAGACACAACAGCATCAGCCTCACTTAGGAGTTTATGAGCGGCTTCAATCATTGCTTGATGACCGTCGTTCCAATCTGAATAGAACATATATTCCTTTGAGCCGACCCAATGAGCACAGAAGCAGAGCATACCACCACTGTCTACAATTTGATCGGGGCTGATATTAGTGTCGTACATCTGAAAGGTGTACACCAATGCTGGTCGCGTTTCAATATCAATAACTAGGATTTTAGGCATCAATCCACTCCTGCGGCACTGTCCCTATTGCCCAAAGATACCCATTACGGCTACACCACGCCTCATGAGTTTGCTTTGTGCCCGGAACCTTTTTATTAGCCTCCATTAGAAGGAAGCGGATGTCTAGGTCGGGATATTGTTTTCTAACGGCAATCATCTTACGTTTACTTTCACGATCAAGTTTACCCTTGACCTCGATGATGATACCATTGTCTAGGATAAAATCGGGATGGTATGTCCCGTTAAGAATATAGGGAAGTTCCAAAGTCTCGTAGGTATATTTCACCCCACGAGACTTCAGATTGGCATCGACAGTACGCTCGAAGCCAGACTTAAACGCCATTAACTATTGTCTACAAACTTCGACAGAACCGCAGTCTTCACACGAGCAATCGGCAAGACTAGAGCAGGAACTGCACCCTTGCCTTCATCACGCATGATAGCGAGGTGATGCGGCGTAAAAATGAGGAAGCCATTAATATCGTACTCAATATCATCAACGTCAACCACAAAGTAGTCATTCTGCGGGATCGTGTCTTCTGCTTCATTGTCCTTACCACCAGTAATGGCGCCAAACTTAAAGACGTTTTCACCAGTGTTTTCGTTGTCGTCCATATCCGTCTATTCCTTCCGTTAAGCTTTAGAAGCTTACTTCTCGTACTTTTGGTTCTCGTTTTACCTGAGTAAGGAACTTAGGGCCGCTAGAATAAAGAAAAGTCCGAAGACCAAGACCACCATTACTATCAGACCAACAACGTCTTGCATGAGGGCAATAAGAGCAGTTGACACCGAGTGCACGATTACCTGACTCGCCTTCCGGCTGGTCGTCGTAGCAACGCTCGGGGATGTCATCTGACTCGACTGCTTGCTTGATATAGGCAATACGTTCCTTAACATTAACGACAGCCTGTAGCTCTTCTAGGGGGATTTCGAGATATGTAATGTGACCGTTTTGCTTGTCGGCAGCAAGGAAGGCTCCTGGCGTACCGCGAGCCTCACAATACCCGGCGATCTGCTCAATGTACCCGAAAGGGTCGTCATCGATAAGACTGCCATCAGCGAACTTACGGAAAGCGTGTGTACTGGTTGACTTTGCATCAACTGTTACTCCGTCGATGTCCGCATCGATATGTCCCTTAATTCCGTCGACAACCACCTCAGCTTGGCGTTCCGTAACATTGTGGCCCGCAAGCTTGGCAAGAAAGAGAAGGAGGGATTCGATAAGATCGCCGTAGATGAACTTGAAGATAGTTGCTGGCGGAAGGTTCTCTTCGCGCCCATATCGTTTGTCATACCAAAGTTGCCTTGTACCCTTTCCGATGTTACTCATACGCAAAGTAAATTCTCGGGCAGGCTTCATACGTTCTGCCAGCCGATCTTGAATTAGTGCTGCAATCTCCGACCCAAATTCTGTAGCTTGGGCATCAGAAATTTCACAACCTTCACTCAATACCCTGTAAATATCCTTTACGAGAGTTTGTTCTTTAGCCATTTATAAACCTTCTCAAGTTCATCTAATGTTGCATCATTCTTAATTCTATTAGCCTTCCGAGAAATTACGTGAATATTTCCCTTCACGTATCCTTTTGAAGGAATCAAACGATCTATAGATGGACTATGAGATTTCGGGCCATTACCGTCTTCAAAAAAGATAGGTATCCCAAGAACTGGACAGAATTCGGGAATAATTAAATCAGACTCATCTAAGTCAAATGGCAAATCCTTTCTCTTGCTTAGAGAACGTTTTGCTACGACTTGATTATGAGACCAATTATTCCTGTATCGTTTACGCGTGTATTCCCGAATATTCTGCCACTTACCGTTTATTTTAACGAAATTAACCAGCCTCTTCGGCCCAGGTCTTCTCACCTTCAGCATCTTCGCGGGTGGGGAACTCATTACCGCCGTCGTACTTCACAAGATCCCAGACCTGCATAGACAGGATATTAGCAGACTTCTGACCCTTACCGTATTCATTGACGGCAAAGTTAACATTGACAGTCGAACCATTGCCGATCTTAACGGCCGGGTTCCACGCTTCACCGTGATGATCCACCACGCGGATGGGTTGGTTGGGGGTGTCGTCTTGCTTCTTCTCACGGCGCTTGAAGGTGATGTAAACTCCTGCACCCTTATCTTTCAATTTAGGTTCAAGTCCCTCTACCTTCAAACGTTCAAGGCTATCCTCGTTAGGATAGACATCAACGCTCCACTCTTTATGGGCATTTTGATAGCCCCAAACCGGTTCACCAAGAACCTTCGTCCACTTCGATTTACCTTGGATCAGCAATTTATAGTTCTCCTTTTGCATACCTCAAGAGGAGTTCTAAATCCTCTACGGTATTGTTCTGTTTTCTTGCATTTGCTTTATGTGAGATTACTCTCACGTTGTCTTTGACATATCCCTTTAGAGGGTTTACACGATCTAATGTAGGTGAATTAAGAGATGGACCTTTACTTTTAGAGGGTATTAAAGGTATACCATATACAGGGCATATATCCGGGATTATAATATCTGAACGTGTAATATCAAACTCAACACCATCTCGTTTAGCACGAGATTTAGCACTGCTCCATAATTGCATTTCAGGATGCAATTTCCTGTATGCTCTTTGTCGATCTCTATTACTTAATCCCATACGATAATTATAGCATACGCGCCGGAATAATCAAGCTAAATATTCAATTCAAAGCGCGTTAGTGACAGGTAGCCCAATTATCCCCTACGATGTACTTTCCGGTGAACGGGACTTTACATCCCAAATCTTCGCCTGCCTCGGAAATGGCTTGAACACATACCTTTCCGATTTCCTCGGCATCTCGTGCAGAGCAGTCAAGTTGCCCCTCATCGTGGATATTACCCACATAGAACCCATCGAGTCCACGCCGGTATATTTCGTTTCTTGCAAAGATTGCTGCCTTCTTCATCAGGATCGCACCGGCGCTTTGTAGTTTATAGTTGAGACTAGCGTTTTGGGAATGGCACCGGACAAATCCCCCATCAATGGTGCGCAATAGTCCGCCATTTCCTCGAAACTCATCTTGAATAGAACTTGTAAGCTTAGCAAGTCCGGGTGTACCTTTTTCAAGGCGTTCACGAGCCCATTTGCCATATCTTCTAGCGTCGTCCCCTCGAAGCTCAGGCCTAAGCGTGACCCCGAGTTTTCCATCTCCACCACCATAGAGATAGCAGTAGAGACCGTTTTTGACGGTGAGATCACGCATTTCATCTGGGAGATCGAGGTTTCTAGTGTTAACGAGATGTGGGTCGCCTGTTGTGAAGAGAATGGTGGCTTCATCATTTGCAAGATACTCAGCAAAGCAACGCAATTCAAGCCCGCTGGCATCATAGCCAACTTCTCTTCGTCCGGGCCTACATTGCCAAAGCTGTCTACACTCAATACCATACTTTACTTTCTTCTTGGCCTTCGGGATGTTGGCCGTGTTGGGGCTGTTGTGGATCATTCGGCGAGTCGTAGCACCGCATGTCAGAATAAAACCATGCATACAGTGATCGTCGTAGTTGACGTTGTTCAGCCATCCGTCAACCATACTGGCACGCCCCTGTAAGACGAGCCAATCTGCAAGGGCTTGCGCTTCTGGTCTACCAGACGTTTCAGCAAAACTGACGAGTGCTTCTTCATCAACTTTTGGGAAACCTTTTTCTGTGAAATTCTGAGGTTCCCAGCCAAGTTCTAGAAGCCTTGCAACTCTTTGTTTCGGGCTGCCAAGGTTGAAAGATTCCCAGTCGAGAGTGCTGTAGGTTCCGTCTCCATTGTCACGAAGTTCTGGATACTTTGCAACGTGTTTATCGTAGCTTGCAAAGTCTTCTCCGCCTTTCGTAGTTCGCCGGATATACGTGCCTTGCACTTCAAGTCGTGGTGGAAAGAGATCAAGTATAGGGCCTTCGAGAGCTGCTTGTTCAAATCTAAGTTGAGATACGAGAGATTGCGCCCCTGGGATGTCAAAGTACCATCCGTTTCGCTGTTGTTCATTTACTACTACCCTGATTTCATGTTCGATCTCACAGGATTTCTCACTGAATCCCATACGCCGCATACGTGCCCACAAGGCTCGTGTGACCTTTTTACCAAGCTTTACGTCTTGCTGGCAATAAGAATCCATCTCCGGACTGTAGCCAGACCAGTCACTAAAGTCACCTTTAGGGTCTCCGAGACGATCACCCCAAGCTTCCAGACTGTGACCACCAACAAGAGCGGGATCGTACAGGTAAGACAGAACCAGAGTATCAACAATATTAGAAGTGTCAGCAAAACCCTGAACAAGCTTGCTCGTGACAGGGCCATCAAAACTGATCGCATTATGCCCGACAAAGTAAACGTCACTCCCGCGAAGTTCGTCAAAGAACCTCCAAACTGCCTCATGGCCTACAAAGCTGTGCACCGTCTCTTGATCCATCCGGCTGGCGCACATCATCCAGATAGTATCGGGTGTTAGACTGTTTGTCTCAATGTCAATATACCAGTATTTGTGCCAGTCATTAGGGTCAGGAAGGTATTTCAGTAGTGATACCGTTGTCTAAAAGGAGTTTATCTATCAAACGTGCTGGATAGGATGAATTTCCGAATCGTTTAACATACTCAACGGAACGAATAATAGTCTCTTCTGGAGTTTCCTGGTAGATCCTAAATCGTCGAGGACCAGATAACCCAGCTTTCTTACCCCATGTTACCTTCCCCTTACCATTGGTGGTCAGGTGCGTTACCTCCGCTATTGTATGCTGCGATCTGTTCTTTAGTCAGTTCGTTAAGTCGCCCAGTGTCGGGGTTATACCACAAATAGGCACCCGGACCAGTCCTGCCGCAGAATCTATTCTTTTCCACGACTAGCTTGACTACGTTGCGTCTCCATGAGTCTTCGGAGAGCTTTTCTCTATGAAGTTTGATTACAATGTTAGCCAGTTGTTCCACGCCAGCAGTGCCCCTAATTTGACCCTGCCGATTGACGTGGATAACTGCAATAATAGCCAGATTACATTCCATACACAAAGTCTTAAGTTTAGTAGCAATCTCGTCTAGTTGCTTGCGTTCGTCACCGCTTTGATCAGACACCACAATAGAAAGGTGATCAAGGATGATGTACTTGCATCCGAGATTGTGCATATGTCGTACTTTATTAAGGATTTCTTGGATAGAATTAGACCCGAAATGATCATACAAAACGATCTTCTCGGTATCGATTACCTTATCGAAGTATCCACGCATTTCTTCAGGCTTGACGAATTCCCTCACATCTGGGAGATGCAAGGGGAGATTCGCCTCAATGGACATCAAGCCGAGTGCAGTGTCGCCATTCGTTTCCTCCAAGTGGAGAAGCCCGATACCCGCATCCGGTGATACTTTTCTAATATTAAACTCAATCTCTTTAAGGACAGATGTCTTGCCCACACCGGTTTCGGCGGTGACGACCACGAACTCGGAGAGCCGAATCCCATAAGTCTGATTGTTAAGATCGTCCCAGGGATACGGAACTGTCTCATATGACTTCCGTTCAGATATTTCTGACCACATGTCACGCCCGAGTTTAAGACCCGTCGGAGTAAAGCTAGGCGCAGCCCACCACTCACGGTTAAACTGCTCGCGCTTACCGCTCTTAAGATAGTCGTTCGCGTCTTTGCCGTCTGCAAGAGTAAGAACCTTAACCTTGCCGATTGGGAACATCCCCGCCACAGCGACAGCCGCCTCCTGCCCGGGGTAACGTATCTCACCCTTGGCATTTAGCTTACCTTGGTCCTTGTCAAAGCACACCACAATGCTTGGGAAGCTGTTGAGGTATTCAAAATTGTCGGCCACATCCCGGCAAGCGCCATCCGCTCCATTCCGGACAGAGACGACGGGCCATCTCGAACCAACAAGCTCAAAAGCAGCCAGTGCGTCGTACTCGCCCTCGACAAGCGTAACAAACTTCGCACTTGCGGGAGGGAATAGGTTGCTACCGAATAGCCCTGAATGTTTAAGATCGCCTTGAACAGAGAACTCTTTGTCCGGATACCTGACCTTATTTGCAAGGTGTTTTCCGTCATTGTAATATGGGAAGTACGTCGTTCCGCCATCTCGCCACACACCGTACTTCTCCGCTGTGGCACGGGAAATCTTACGATCAGTTAGTTCAACGAAATTGGTTTTGAGTGCAGTTAGTTCGCCTGTCAACCGTCGGTCATTCTTGTCTTCTCCATCTGGGTATGTGGTTATGCCACACGAAAAGCAATACGTGTGACCATCGTCGTACAGCGAATTAGCGTCGCTGCTGCCGCACTCGGGATTTTCGCAAGGCAAGTGCTTCGTGAATTTGGATTGGCTTGTAGTCCGTATGTTCAAGACTTACGCAGACATATCTCTCATCGTCAACGGATTGATAGTGGGTATGCCCGTGGATATTAGTTCCAAACCTGCCAACGGACTCTGGATGAATGGGTATATGCGACAAAATGACTTTGTTCCCCTCATGATCTTTCTGGACGACATAGGATCGAATGTCATCAAACCAGGGGAGGTAATCCTTGAGTTTGAAGATGTCATGGTTGCCTTTGACAAGTACTAACCGGCCCTTAAGGCGACCGAGTAGAAACAAATTCCGGCGATTAATACACACGTCGCCAAGAAGGTAGACCCGATCTTCAGGGGCCACGAGTTCGTTGTGTCTTGCGATGATTTCTTCATCGTGCTCCTCAATAGTCGTGAACGGACGAAGCGGGGTTCCGTCGTCCCGTAAAAACGTAAGAATATTTCTGTGGCCAAAATGGTGATCAGCACAAACCCAGGTTTTAGCCACCCGCGTCCGTTTGAATATAGTACAGACCCCAATGAGAGCAGGTAATCTCCCATCGTTCTGTCTCGTCTTCCCAACCCCAACCGTGCCAACCCTTGTCAATAGACCAATCAATATTGGCATCAAATGGGTATTGAGATTCTTTACGATACTCTAAGGGAATTTTCAAGGGTCTGGTTCTCCTTCATAGATCTTCTCGCCATAGAAGCGAGTGTTCCAACCGTCGTGCCAGTCGTCTGAATTCTGTTTCCAGTTCTTAGGTGGAAACTCCCAGAGCCACGGTTGACCGGCCAGATAAGGGTTGTGAGGACGCGAGATACCGACGGCACATGCGTTGTAACCTTTGATAAACTCTTCAGACTTAATGGAAGATGAGTGGGATGGTCCCAGCATCCTTATCCCCTAGTTGATACATAATGTCTGTGGTGATCCCATCTTCAAAACTGACCAACACTAGATGATCCTTCATGTCAGAAGGATGTTCAATACCTTCGCGGAAGTCCACTTGATACGGTTCGTCGTCCAGTATCAAGTAGTGATTGATTTCTGGATGAGTTTCCAGATACTTCGCCACACGACTGTAACGCCAGTTGATGTCTTCGTCACACCAAGCGTCCTTGGCAAAGTACTGAGGGTCCAGACCTTGCTTGATGCAGTGATCGTATGTCTCCTTACCACCAAGGATTTTCACCCAGCTAGTATGAAGAACGATGCGCCAACCCCAGCGACCACAGAATGTATTCAGCATACCGACGGCACACTGATCGAAGTTCATCACCGTTGGTCGTGTCTGTCCAGGCATGTCGTACGCCCGGCCGGGAATCATCGGGCCGTCAATGTCGAGAAATAGTACCTTCATTGGCGTGCACCGAGAACTTGGCTCCAGACGTCCAGCATGAGATGTCGGCGATGTTGCCGATTGAAAGTGCGTTGAAGATTTCGGACCGAGTTAATGGCCCGCGTAGCGTTTCCCATGAGTGGGTACATTAAGTCCGGTCTCCTGTACTAATGGGCTCCAGATTGATCTTCTCTGGTAACACACCTGCCTGTGTTGCAGCTTGAGTGGTAATGGGTGCGTGATCCCACATAAGTTCAAGGATGGCATTGGCAACTTCGCGGTGCTCTTTTTGAGTCTCGGTACCGGCCCGGATTGAGACATAATGCAGCCAGTCACGAATTGTGCCCTGCATGTACATCCGCGTCCGAGTGAGCCCTTCTGGCAAGAGTTTACGCGAAAGCTCCTTGGCGATACCAAGTCGCAGCGCAGACTGATACGCAAACCAACAGACATCCCAGACCCAATTCTGGAGGGCTGCCCATTCCTTGGAGATATATTCGTCTTCAACGGGGATGGAGTTCTGACGATTTTTGTGATCTTGCATCCGAGCGTCAGCAAACTCGGGATCTTCATCTACCACAGAGTAGCGTTGGCTAAACTCTTGAAAGTGGAAGGAACGATGTCGAAGTACCTGGCGTGCAATGTCCCGAGTTGTATAGATCTCGACACACATGCACGCCATCTCGAACGGCGACCAATGTTTATGGCCTAAAAGATAAGCAATAAGCTTTGTAGCGGGGTCTTCGGGCTTCGCCGTTGGATTTGAAACTCTCGCCATATAGGCGATCTTCTCATCCGTCTTCGGCGTAATCCAGTTCAGTAGAACCTTCAGTTTCCGGCTCCTGGTCGAACTCTTCTAGAGCTTCTTGTATGATTGCTTGGCATTGAGAACAAATATCATTTGGCTTAATAGAAACAAGATCGTCGTCTTTATCGCAGATCGCACAATGCATTCACTTGGCCTCAACTAGCGTAAGTGGAAAATTCTCTTCCATAAATTCTTCAATGAAGGCTCGCTCAAGGGGCATCAGCGCCTGAGCAACATTGTGAAGACGTATACGGATGGGTATTACCGCACTGTACGGGTCGGGGAAATGATTCACAATGTTATCACACCGACGTTCCAGTGTCCTCTTCTGGTACGCCGAAAGTTCATCACGATGACTGTTAAGATTTACTGGTCCAACAGTGTCGTTCGCTGACGCTCGAATAGTTGAACGAACACCAGCAAGCGGATCTTTAGACTCCTTGTCGGAGATATAAGACTTCTTGAATATAATGCAATCCTTCCACACGCGCTTGTCCACCGCATAGTTCCACTTCTGAACCAGACGGTTCTCCATGTACGCAGGGAAGTCGTGCCGCATCTTAAGCATGCGCGATGGCATATACAAGGTCCTTGATGGCAGCGGCATAGGCTCCGGTAGATTGCCCTTCAATACCCGGAGCAGTGTTGACCTCAAGTACGTAAAAATTGCCGAACTTGTCTTCGATGATGTCGACAGCGCCGAAGTCCAGACCGAGGGCCTCGACGGCTTGAACGGCCAAAGCGTCTCGGGCGGCGGATGCAGGGACATTATTGCGTTGGAAAATGAATCCGTTTGCATAGCTGCGAACCTTCCAAGTCTTGGGTGGACCAGCTTGCTTGGGGTCCTTGATCTTCATGTGAGATGCAAACGCCTGCGTCCGTGTGGCATGCACCCGGAACTCACGCACCTTGAAAACATACTTGGAATAAAGCGGGGCGTCAATCAACTTCTCACCCTTCTCTATAACAACAATACCATTTCCCTCATGACCTGTCAAGATCTTTCGGGCAATAACCGTACAACCAGTGTCGAGCCAGCCTTGTGCGATCGCCTTGTTTGCGGTCCACGGAACTGTCTGAACATTGTGTCCGGCCCAAATCTTGAAGGCCGTGCGCTTATTGACTGCGCGTACGACAGCGTCCGGGCAGTTGAAAAGGGTGAAGTCCTTCTCTAGTTCAGGAAACTTGGTGTCATCACCCACACCCCAATTAACGATGATGTCGCCGCTCTTGACACCCTTGCCAAGCGTCATCCGCTTGAAGCCAGCTTCGTGTGCCAACGCATAGGCACCTTCACTGGCACGGCCAGCGGTATAAACCCAGATTACCATCCGTAAGGGTCCTTTTTCTTGTTAATGATCTTTGGCTTCGCACCATTGGTGAGTTCTTCAGCCGTGAATTCGTTCCATTCGGAACAATAAGCGAAGTCCTGGGCAATACGCATACCATTGAAGAGCATGTCGGTTGCACCTTCAACAGCAACGTACTTGGCAGCATATGGACCAAGAACATCCTTAAGGAAAGCCTCAGGTCCGAGACCGCTAAATGCTTGGATGATCTCGGTCGGGTTCTTGAAGATCTTAGCCTTGTTCTTCAGAGCCTGCAAAGTACCGATCCAGTGCATCAGACGGCCTTCATGCGTGGTGCACTCCAGCGATCTGAACTCGATGGTTCCGTACTTCATCAGGCTGGCAAAGTTGATTGAACTATAACGATGGTTCTGGTTTATATCAAAGAAACCGTGGCCATTATTCACACTGGACATCAACTCTTGAAGTTGACCCATTGCGTCCTTGGCGCGCAGACAGAAGTTGTTGCCAACCCGGTGTTCACCGTTCTGAGACACCAGAAGTTCGTCAAACAGAAGTGCGAGACAGATGAAATTATAGATGGTACGGTATTCTTCCATTGCAAAATTGACATGAACGTGAATAGATGTGCGATATGATTCGTACACCGTAACACCGGGGCTGTTCAAATATGCAAACAAATAGCCGATAGCCTTTTCAGTCTGGGCCGGACCGAATGGCATACGGAATAGATATTCGATCGCCTCATCACCAGGGTTCTTGATGCGAAGTGAACCGTCCTTTGTAGTGGTCCAGTATTGCATCACTTCAATTGGGGGTTTGAGGATATTAGCCCCTTCGATCTCCATCTCAATGCCGTATGCGTCGGCATAATCCATTGCATTCTGTTGAATGGGCATGTGAACAGCAAGCTTATCCATAAGGTTCATCTTATGGGTGTACATTGTATCGCGCCTCCTCTAGCGCCTCTTGAAGATGCCGAGCTTCTGACAAAATCTTGAACTTAGCAAGGTCAGGACTGATCGACATCCCAATCTTACGACCGTGATATTCTAGAATGCAGTCTTCATGAATTTGATCATAGGAAAGAGCAAAATCTCGGTGCCAAGCACGGCTACTATATTCACCGTCCATCAGAACTTTCTTCACCTCTTCAACGCTGGGATAAATATTCTCCAGCATCTTGATAAACGGCCCAGAGAAACCGAAGTTGTCATGCGGTCCAGCACCAGGTGTCGAAAATACATAACCAAGTTGGCTGGATTTAAGCCCCTGTTGCCACTGCTTCTGTGGCTTACGATACCACCAACCGGCGTAATTCCCACCATTAACGTAACCGATCTTGTAGTTCTTATAATCCAACGCCGGATCATTGAGAGATACAGATTTGTATGCTCTGGAACTTTGCAGGCCAAGCACAAGAATGAAACCATCATTAGTCTTATCCACTGTCTTCACCGTGGCGGCTTTCTTATCATACATAACAACGGTGCCAGTAAACTTAGAATTCACTTCTTCCAGCATATCGAAGTCGGCCATTTCTACGCTGCCACTCCCTCCGGCAGATCTTCCAACCCAAGGTCAAAGTCGACAAGACCTTCAGGCCAATCAATGTCGTTCATGTCAATGATATGTTGAGCCATATCACCATAAAAGTCTTCAGCGAAGTCGCCGTTGAAAGCGTCTGCCATGGCGCACTGAATGGTGTTGTACACCCAGCGCATCAAAGGTTCACTATCGAGCCACTTATTCGATAGTACACGGTATTCCAGTCCATATGACTTGGGACGAAATGCCCCAGCCTTACCGTAAAGCTTACGCCGAGTCCCGTCCTTATCCCAAAGCAACGAATAAATACCGAGATAGTAATCAAGTTGTCGGGCCACCTTACAACAGAAGAGGAAATGATCTTTATCTTCAACGTCGGCTCCTTCGGTCCAACCGATATGGAGGTGACCGCTGGCAGTTCGGAAAGGCTCACCAGCGGGGTCCGGTCGGGGGTTTTGGCCCTGCGTCCAGCCGTTGTAGTCGGGGTTGCAACCCAATTCTTGGGCGCTCGTCGGCACTTCGAACCTAAAGTACTCAGCGTCGAAACGAGCGACGGGCTCGGCCACCACATTGTAGCCGGGAACCATCTCCGTCAGCGTTCTGCGGACGGAATGAATGTAACCGACGAACTCATCAACGGACGTCGCCGGGTCAATATTGAACTCCAGCGCAGTACCGTCGATCTGGACAGCCCCATGGGGAACCGGAAAAGGTTTCCACTTGGTACCCGGAATACGGGCTAGGCAGTCGTTGTCGGAGGCTGAAATGAATTCCCCGTTGTTCGGGTTCCTCATAAACAACTCGGGGTCTGCACCCACGAGTACTGGTAGTTTATGCACGCCAAATCTCCTAGATTGCGTACTGAGCTATTTCGAATTGTTCTTCGCTATTGTAACACTCTTCGCACATATAAGGAGTATGATAACCGATGTAGGGTCCGACGATCTGGACAAAATCATTCCAGTGTTGGCCGTTAGCGTTGCAGAACATACAACCTTCCTCAACCATGGCGTCGAACTCTTTCTTGATCACGATCCGACCGTACTTATCCTTGTACGGCTGGCGAAATTTATCCGACTTCGGCCGTTTGTCGAACGGCATAATCGTATCAGAAAAAGAAGCCTGGAACCCGTTCGTGAGATGGGTAATCTGTGTACCATGCCGCTTCTTCTTCCCAAGGTGAAAAGGGCCTGAGTAGGAGGCAGTCCAAGTCCTCCCTTCGATCTTCCGTTGAACCGGTGTCTCGATCTTCTTCGACGGAAGGTTCGGGATGGTGAAAGTATACAACATGTCAGACGGCGGCTGGAAGTACTGCGGTTTGCCGTCGTCGCCCTTCTGGATGGCCTTCTTACGTCTATTGAGGACATACTCAAGCATCTCCGGTTCAGACGCCCAGACAAGCGTTGTACGATCACTGCTGTACGTGTACCACAGCGGCCGCTTGCCGTTACGGATCATGTTCAACGTATGATCACGTTTATCAAAATAGACCAGAGCCCAAGCGCCCGACATCAACTTGAGTGTTTCGTCGATGCCCTTCTCTTCGATAGTGGCGAAGATGGCTTGGCTGTCGGTCCCGTATAGGTCAGCACCGGTCAGATCCTTGATGCAGAACTTATCGAGAGTACCGTTATGCGCCCCCATAACATTCGGGAATATAAATGGGTGGGCGTTGGCTTCTGTCTTCTCACCGAGAGTGGCAAAGCGGTTATGACCCATGAGGACCTTTTGAGGATGAGCTATAGCCATAGCCTTCTCGAAGTCCTCTTCCCCGAAGAGCTTAAACGGATGACCAATACGCTTGGCCAACATAAACTCTTCAGTACCACGTCCGACGAACCCTGCACCAGTGCTGTGTGAGCCACGAACGACATCAACGAGCAATAGTTCTTGAAAAACGTCCTTCCAACTGCCTGAGCAGTCGCCACAAACGCCGACTAGACCACACACTTAACGCGCACCTCTTCGAGATAATGAACCACCATGTCCAGACAGAACGTGGCGAATTCACTGTTGGGAACATATTCCGGATGCCCCTGAATGCACAGGCTGCCGGTGCTCGGGTACCAGACGATCTCGGTGTCTTTGTGATCGTCAGGATAGAACACGCCGCCGTTGGCGTTCCAGGTGTCCGGATCGGCATACTTCTTGGTGGCACAGTCCGCCGTGGCCAAGACCTTACTGGTTTTCAGGTTGGGGCGCATCATCTGGTGATGCGTTGAAGTAACGTAGATTGTCTGGCCCGTCGCCAGCACCGTCATGTTGTGGGAACGACCGTGATTGTTAACGTCTTGCCACAGTGTCCCACCGTTGAGAACATTCAACATTTGAGCACCCTTGCAGATGCCTAGGAGCAGCTTGGAGCCGCCCTTGAACCTGTAGTACAGGTCCATCTCCATCCGATCACGGCGGCTGGGTTGCTCGGGGATGCCACGTTGGATTGGATGTTCACCGTACAGGATGGTACCCAAGTCGGCACCACCATTGAAGATGATCACGTCGGCGTTCTCAACGGACGTTTCTTGGCTGCCGGCCATGGTGAACAGGTTGGCCATGCCTTGGTCGGCTCCTTCATTCTCTAGAAAGGAGTGAAACTTAGTTCCATTCAGGATCCGGCTCGTCATCGAAGTCATCGATGTCTGGTTGTTCTTCAAGTTCATTGGGGATGGGCTCCTCGTCGTGAATTGGTTGTTGAAGTTGTGCATTAAACTGAGGCATTGGTTGTGGCCAAATATTAGGATTAAATTGTCCTGCGGGAAATTGATACAGAAACGGTACAGGTTTCTTCTTCGGGGCCGTCTTCGAAAGCGGCATCGGTTCAGGAGCTTCGAGCTTCTGCACCGGCATGGTATAGAAAGCTGCGATCTCATCGTCCGTCATCGCCTTCAATTTAATGTAGTCTTTACAGACACCCCAAATACAGTTGGTAGGCCGACTGTCTTCAGGGGCAATCTTGAAGGACTTAGAAAGCCCAACCATGTTACCTTGAAGAATGTTAGACCAGTTTGACGACGGATCGAGCCAGAAATGTGCAGTTCGCCAATGATCAAAGGAACGATGTGTACCAATGATACAAGCACAACCATTATAGCCACGAGATGAACCATACGAATATGTAAGAAGAAACGCAAGAACTGGATCAAACCCTTTCTCACAACGTTCGCCCCAAGGCTCTAGAATGAACCGATGTTCAATCGTAACTCTGGTGGCGATGCAGAAGTTCATCAGGACGTTACCAGGCCAGCGGTCAAGGTTCAGACAACGAAGGAAATACTTGTTACCTAGGCGTTCCAATCGGATTAGATCAGACACAGAGCGGAAAGGGCCCCTAATGAGCATACGAATATACTCAAGAGACAATTCGTCAGAATATGGAACAGCAGTGATAAGTTCATCAAAGCCAGGTCCATCATAACACAGATTAGCATGACATACATGGTTATTGTGTGCGATGACCTTCTTTTCATCAATCGACCAGGCAAACCAAGAAGACGGGGAAGCTGCACAAAGACTAGGGTAAGACTTAAAGAACTCGGGAAGGTTCGCTTTCACGACACCGTCCGGAAGTAGACTCAGGGGATTTTTAGCTGCCAACCTCAGTGGCCTTCTCTGTCGGAATGTTGACGTACACTCTTACAACAAAGGTAAAGAAGTATTATATATGATGTATTATATATGTATATCCTATATATAAGTACTATATATAGGGACCCCTTAGAGGTATTATAACATGAAAATATAATATGTCAATGTCATTCACGAAATAGGGGTGACAACCTGGGTTAAATTGCCACCCCTAGTAGTTTTTGCCCGCGGACTTAGGCGGCCACCTCGGCTTTCGCGGCGATCTTGACGCCGTTGATGTCGGTGACGCGATCATGCTTGGTGTTCATCACCGGCGACCAGCTGCCGGGGGTGTCGTCGCGCAGGAAGAACGACTGCTTGCCGCCGCGAGGCGTGCCGGTGCCGATCAGGAAGAAGTCGGCCTTGTCGAGCGCCGCCATGATCTTCGGGCTTCCGGTCTGACCGCTGTTCAGGGTCAGGAAGGTGAACTTCGGGTTGATCGTCTCGCCGCCGAAGACCTGCATGTCCGGAACGGTCTTGACGCACGCCTCGATGTCGGCGACCAGCTCGTCGTCCGACAGTTGGTTCACGTTCTTGAACCCGCTGATGATCGCCGCACCGCAGCACAGGGGCCACAGTTGCCGGCGCATGTCGCTCGGATAGCTCGCTTGCCCGAAGGTTTGCTTGAAGGCTTTCAAAGCCATATTGGTAGTCCTCTTCCGTGGTTTTGACCAAGATTTATACCCCCTTGGCCTTGGGGATGGTATGTAAGGGTCATGACACATGCCAATCTCCTTAAATGGTGGTGGGCCGGGATGGATTCGAACCAATCGTACCCCGAAGAGACCAGATTTACAGTCTGGCGCATTTAACCACTTTGCTACCGGCCCAGAAAGGTTAAGCTACCTCAGGAACGCCGTCAGCCGGCGGTGCTTCCAGCTCGATCTCATGGA